GCCACCAGCTTTTTAGTTTCTGTACGAGTTTTAATAACATCGATTGCTCCTTTCGCTACTGTTCCTAGTAAATTCCAAATCATACGTTTCTCATTCTTTCTGCTAGTTCTTTAGCACGTTTGGGTGTTTGTTTCTTAGCCCAAACACTATCCAACATTTCTGCTGCACTTTCTTCGTACTCGCATTTATTGAGATGATAATGAAATCGTTTGAATTTTTGTAATCTTGGAAGGCCCAACTGAAAACACATTTCAATAACAATGCCAAAGGCAGTGGGGTGGATATTCTCTTTTGGAATAAAGAGATTAGCTCCTTCTTTAGAAATCTCAAAATCTTTCTCAAAGATCTCCATAACCTTTTCATCAGGGTATTCTACCCCTTCTTCTAAATCATCTGTCGGAAGAACTAAATGTCCAATACCAAAAGTGGCATTGCCTAGATGATCTTTATATATTTTGTTGACTTTGCCTTCGTGGGCTATGATGGATTGTTTGACTTCTTCATACATTTGACTTCTATTATACCATAGAAGTCTTTAGCTCATTTATTACTATATTTTTCAATTAATCTGTTGAGATACCATTGAGCTTTTTTTAAATCTTCTAATCCATTCTTTTCTTTATGTCGTACAACATATTTAATAACATTTCCCTCAAAGTAATTAAGTTCATACTCTTCAATAAAGTCAGCTACTTCGATGTTTTTTCTATAATAAGAAGGATTTATTTTATCGTTCATAGATAGATATTGCCATCCCAACTACCAGAGTTCTTTAAGATCATAGGTACAATGTAAGGGATTCCATTAGTGATCACTGCACAGGATAAAATAGGTTTGGCCATATTAACTTTCATATAAGCCATAGCCAAAGACTTCTTATCAACCATACAACCTACAGTCATACCCCAATTTAAATGGAAATCGTTAGCTATGTAAGAAATTGAACTCACAGTATGGAAGTGACCTTGCACACAACTCATACTTGTTTCTTTGACCGCTTTAGCAATGTCTTTAGAAAACTGATGTGCGAAAACAATCCGACCTTTATCCGTTTCTACAATGTGGCGTTCTTTCCATTGCCAACCCTTACCCACATTTAATATTTCATTGTAGTCTTTAATGAAGAACTTAGACATTCCTTTAGCCATTGCTCTTCTCAAGACCATAGAACCATGATTGGATTCTAGTAGTACCATTTTAGGAAAGATCTTTTCGAGTTGACCACAAAGGGATTGCCCAACTAATAATTCATCAGCTGGGCTAGGGAGATCGGGATTAATCACATGAGAAACATTAATAGAGTGCCAATCCATTTCATCGCCTATATGAACCACATGATCGGGTTTATAGGCTTTGTTTAATTTTAATAAAAAAGGGAACGTATCAGGGTGATGATAAGGGAAGTGAGTGTCAGAAATGACTAATATTTTTTTGTACATATTCGTCAATATGTCAATAAGTATATACTATAAATTGTGGATAATCTAGGGGTAACGAATATTTTGTTTACGGGATTCTAAGAGGTAATCTTCAATCCACATAATCTTTTCTTTGATAATAGCGATATCAGTTTGCATATCAGCGATTCGATCCGCTTTGGTTTCAACAGCATCGAGACGTTCTGAGAACATTCCCCAAGACATACCTAACCCAACTATTAATGCAATGTAAGGAAGGATTACCTTGAGTTCTAGTTTCATTTAATCACCTTTGTATAAATCATTTAATATATAGAGGATATCAATACCCGCAGAGATAGCGATATCTGCACCAGCAGAATCACCAATAGCTCTAAATTCAATATCTGTTTTTTCTTCAAATTTTAAGGGAAAGTTATAAACTTGGTTAACAGAACTTTCTGCTTTGACAAATCTATCTTTCACATTAAAGACTCCACCAAAAGGTCTAGCCACTAAAGACACAGTACAGTATTTATTATTCTGTGTAGTAGCCACAGTAATATCTGTTTGAGTAACATAAGCAGTATAGTTACGAGGCACAGTCCATAAGGCCATTAAGGTTTGATTATCTCCAGCAGTCACATAAGCGTAGGTTGTGGCTGGTACTCCTATCGTAGGAGAGGCTTCTGATCCTACATGAAGATTACCTGCGTTAGCTCCACCACTACCCGCAGTAAGAACTTCAATACGATTCACTCGAATGAATGTTCCTAAAGAAACACCTGATTGACCATCCATATCCACTGTTACAGATACTTCGTCATAATTAGAATCCAGTCCAGATACTTTAACTGTTCTTGCCCCTGTTCCGTCTATTGTATCGTTAGTAGAACTACTTGAGACGTATAAAGCTGTAGCACTACTTAAATAAACATAGAGACCCCCTTTAGACCAAACAGTCTCTAAGGAGTCATCTACATCAGGGTTAAAACCAAATTTAAAATTAGATTTATGATAAGGGATCTGTCCTCTTGCAACCTGGAGTCCAAAGTCCTCTGTTGTTCCTCTTTGTGTTATTGATGTTATTGCCATACTATTCTCCCTTCTTCATAATTGATTTAATAAATTCGTATTCTTTTCCATTGATGATTTTTACGTCTATCTCGGCTTGAACTTCTCCACAAACAATCTGAGCATCTCTCATATTGCGTTCCATAACTCTTTTATTCTTGAGGCACTCACTCACAGAACTTTGGATTGTGTGTTCTATTAATGCACCACCACTAAACAAACATAAGGCTAATACTGTCTTAATCATTAATGACTCCCGTTCCCATTGGCAAATTTAATATCTCTTGTAGCATCTTTTAGTTTTTCTACATCTTTAGAAAGTTGATCTACCATATCTTGTAAGTGTTCAATCATTACTTTTGAATGAGCATTTTCATCCAAGATACCTTGATGTTTTTCTACTTGTCCAGCTAGAAATTCTAATAACATAAATTGTTCGTCATCGGCAGGGAGATTTCCCATAAGACCTCTAGGCCACTTAATTCTAAACTCAGTATTAAGTTCAAGATCTTTTTCCATTAACTCTAATCTAGTACCATGTTGATTAAGAGTTTCTATAATTCCGAAATAAGAAAAAACTCCAACAGCGGTTGCTGCTATAATTGCGATCAAGTTTCTAATGGGCATCCCAACAGTTGTTTTGTCGCTAATCTCCATTTATTTGTCTAATTTCTTTTCAGATTCTTTAAATTTCTGAATATAGTAATTTGATAAGATATTAAGTTGTTCGAACTGAAGTTGAACAGAACTCTTTTGATTGGCTAGTGATACTAAGATTTGAGCTATCTGTTTTTGTTCTTTAGATAGATCTTCTTCTTTGTATTCTTTTCCTTCTAGTGTTATCATAGTAGCTTCACTCACTTTCTTCTCTCTCTTTATTTTGAAATATTGTACCCACATGACCTTTAAACTCTATATTTCCAAAGTGTGTCAAAGGCATCGAAGCATCGGCCCATATTTCTCCTCCACAATCTAACCATAAACGAGAAAAATAATAGTCCTCAGATAAGTATCGATCAATTCCAGGATATTTTCCCACAGCAAAAAAATCATAGGAATTATCAGAAAAATAATATTTCCCGTTGATTATTTGATCTGATTTATATTTACGATCAGGATATTTATTTTTCATCTTGGTAAAAACATCACGCTTTACAAGCATCATTCCTGTCGCTGCTTCTTGAACTTTACAAAAACCATCTTTCATATTGACGTTTTGAGAATCATCAAAATTAAGATTGTACCCCAAAGACTTAACCTCTAGTTCTTTTTCTGTTGCGTTAGGATTTTGCTTCATTGCTTCAATTACTTTTTCCCAATGGATATGTTTTCTAGGATAAATACCACAAACAACATCTTTATCTGCACATAAAAGTCTTTCAATATTTTGTGAAGAGAAACCAATATCAGCATCTATAAACAAAAGATGAGTTGCTATATAATCTGTTTTATCCATCATCATTGATACAATAGTATTTCTTGCTCGAGTAATGAGGCTTTCATTAGACATTGTTGAAATACACATACCCACACCATGAGCGATAGACCATTGTTGTAATTCCAATAAACCACGCATTGTATTTTCAGTAAGCACTCCACCATACATAGGTATTCCTAAAAATATTTTAAAATTTTTATCTTTTAATTCTTCTGGTTTAATCATCTTTACTAATTATTTTTTGAAAATTGTCTATAACTTCATTAACATCGAATCGCATTACACGAGGAATATTAGTAATCATGTTAATGTTTTTTTCGTATGAAAATCTTTCAGGAACATTTTCATCATTCCATAATACAACTCCCTTCGTATTACAAAATCTATTAGCTGACATATGATTTAAACAGCTATCTATTCCAATAAAGCCTTTAGCATATTTTAAAAGATGAGCATAATTCCTATAATCAAGTTTAGTTTTCTCAATTTTCGTTGTGTTTTTTAATAAATCAACCGATGAATTGACATTCAATACATTAAGTTTTAAATCAAAATTTAAAATATCAACTATCTTTTGAGCTTGTTCTTTAATTAGTCCTCTTGATCCTACAAAATCTGTTTCCATTAAATGTTCATCGCTGCCTATAAATTGTACTAAAACATAATTTTCTAAACTAGAAACAATATGTTGAATATCTTCTTCTTCATTTTCGTTAAAAAATATCTCATTGTGTATTTCTTCAATTTGGTCAATACCACACAAACGTCTAAAACTATTAACTAAATGAGTTTTACTTTTATGAAAATAAGGATCATAAGGTTCAATATTATATACGTTATCAAATTTATTTAAAAAAGAAGTATTATCAACAGTATGACTATATTTATAATCATAGCAAAAATTTACATTAGGATGACTTTTAAAAACTCTAGGCCATGCACTCATAATATTTATTTTACCTAGATGATTAATACAACTTGTAAAACAAATATTTTTTCCAATACCTCCCTGTAAAATATACAGGTTGTTCATTAAGAAGTTTTTTTCATTCCTAACATATCTCTTTTATCAAATTTATATTCTTTGTAAGAACCCTCTTGATCTACATAGTGCAAAAACACAGTGATAAAATGATCGTGATGACAAATTTCTCTCCAGTGAATTTTATCCATTCCTTTAAATATAATAGCGTTGTTAGGAATCATAGCAAACTTATGATCGATTCGATATCGTTTATATTCACCTTCAGTATTGTAATATTTATAATCTGAAGTTTCATCTTCTTCTCCAACAAATATCTCATACGGCTTGTCAATAGGATCTGCTCCTAAACAAAGAGCAACTGTGTATTCACAAGACTCTCTATCTTTGTGTATTTTTAAATCTGAACCTTTATCATAAATTCTAAAATAAGAATAAGTAGGCCATAGTTTTTTTCCAACATTTTGCTCAATAACAGAAACACTCATATCCATCAATGTTTCCATTAAATAATCACTGTGCTCCCCAATCAAAGAGTTTGATTGAGAATCAGTGATAAATTTTCTTTGATTAGAAAATTTAATAATTGAATATGAATAAGCTAAATTTAAAATTTGTTTTGGTAAAAATTCTTTTATAAAAATTGGTTGCATTAAATCACCCACCCTATTAAAGCATATCGTGTTCCCTCAGTAACTTTGTTTACTTGATGAGGAAACATAAAATTAGAAGGAAAAATGACAGCATCGCCTACATTCTGAGGAATTGTAAGTTCACTTCCATTATCCAATTTGAATACAAATTCTCCTCCTGTATATTCATTATTTAAACAAATAGAAATAGAAAGGTGTCTTTCACTAGTAGTTAATCCAAAATCTTCATGGAATTTGTATCCAGCTTTATGTTCATTAAAATCATATCTAAGAATGTCTAATTGAGATATTTTAGTAATATGTACATGATTAAATTTTTTTTGATAATAAGAGACACAATCAAATATTTTTTCTTTTATCGCATTAGAATAAAGAACTTCACCAAATGTTTTAGTATCTAAAATACTTCTTGTTAAACAATTTCTAACATTTTTATTTATAATACTTCTATTAACGCCATCTCCAACAGTTCCTGCGTCTTGATAGTTATTATCAAAATAAGAAATAATTTTTTTGCAAAAAGTTTGAGGTATTATTTTTTTGACTTCTAAAATATATTCTTTCATTCTTTATTTATACACAAAAAAACTTAATAAGTAATGTTGTGTGCAGAAAGATAATTATTTCTTTCTATATCCGCAACACTTGCAGATTGAGTTGTATTTGCTTCAAAATCGCTTGTATTCGCATCTGGGTTAGCTGTCTGCCATGCAGTGAATTGTTCACTAACATTTGACTTATAAGTATTCTGCCAAATTTCTTCAGCTTCGGCTCTTATAACAACATTAACTGCCCACTGAGGAAAAGAAGTTAGAGATTCATTCTCTCTATCATCAACATACTCTAACTCGCCAGTATTGGTTGTAGCGTTCCACTGTAACGCATGAATATTAGCATCAATCTCAGTGTGAGATCGAATATTTAAATAAGCTACACTGTCTAGGTAAACATCAGACTGAGTATTGCCTGTACCTTTGGCTGGGCCATCACCATTCAATTCTCCATCAGCATCAAAGATAATTGTTATTCTTGAATTGACTGTGGTATTATTTACTGTCGTTGCCATCTTTTTTTCCTTTCTTTGTTTTTACCTTATTATTGCTTAATTGTCTAATAGTTTCATCTTCTAAATTGGGATCATTGTTTTGAATAGCTTTTTGATGATCCCCTATTTTCCCAAATAAACTACTAATTGTTTTCATCTCTTTTCTTGTTTGAGGATTTGCAGCTAGAATATTATTCATAACATTTTGTCCTTTAACCATTTCATTTCTAAACGATTCTGTTGCTGCTTGAACACCTGTCATTTTCGCAGAATTTTCTACTAATAGTAAAGGAAGCCAAGCAATAGAACATCCCCATTCTTGAACATCTAATCCTGTTTGGGGGTGTTTTCCTTGAAGCATATTATACCAAACACATTGATGTTTGATGCACTTTTTTTGAAGTAACGGACATTTTCCGTCTGGATCAAATATGGGCATTAATCTTTTGAGGCAACAATAACATTTGCGTACTTCACGTTTGCAGCGGGAACTGTAACAGAAACGTCTGCTGTAGCACTTGCTAAACTACCACTAAATGGGTGAGAATGAGAACCACCACCACCTGTATTGAGTACAAGACCACCTCTGCTAGGATATCTAAGGGATGTTGCAAAATCCCAACATAAAGCACCTTCTACAGGTTGACCTGGAGGGCCTGGTCTGACTGTTACATTATGAGAATGAGATGATAGTTGTGGTGTAGAAAGAGTATGTCCACCAACTGTACCACTAACAGAACCTGAAACAGGAGCAGTGTCCGTTCCTGATTTATTAGTAGTTGCTAAGAACGATGAAAAGTAAGCAGTCGAACCACCTGTTCCCCCACCAGTTCCAGTTGTAATAGCCATTACAGTTTGAGATAAAGCGGCAGCTGTATCTTGTGTCCATCCTGTCGGAGCAGACGCTTGATAGAAAACCATTTTTGTTCCTGATGCAAAACCGCCAACCCCTGTTGTCGTACCTGTTACTGTTAGATCACCTGTGATCGTTGTTGATGTTAAATTTGCCATTAGTTAAGTTTCTCCTTTAACATTTTAATCTCTTTATTTTGTTTTTTCAATGCCTCTAAAAGATACATTGTTAACTTAGTATATTTGACTGAGTTGGGTTTTCCTTCTTTTGTTTCCACAAGATCAGGTAATACTTCATATAATTCTTCTGCGATCACACCCACTTCATCTTTCGAAGAACCATCTTTTCTGTCATACTTCACGGCATTGACATTGTAGATCGCTTCATTGAACTCGAGGGGTTTTACATTTTCTTTGTACTCGATACTAGAAGTCTCGGTCAACGTACCAGTGACCGTGACACCCGCTGATGTGGTTTCAAACTTTTTGGAGTTGTCGTAGTATATATTTACTGCTGCATTGCTTGTAGCAGTGATATAGTTCTCACCAGCTATATTTTGAATTTCTAAATTATTAGCTCTAATAAGTAAATTACCTGTACCTTCATCAGCAATATATGAATTAGAACCATTGTGATAAATCTGTAGATCATTACCTGCACCAAACTGTGCTTTTTCATTATCCCCTAAAGATAATCCGTCAGCAGTTACTGTTCCTGTAACAGTGACACCGCCTGATGTGGTTGATAATTTTCCTGCGGTATCATATCTAAGAGTTACTCCACCATTATTAGTACAGTTAATGTAATCTTCACCTGAAGTTGATTGAAAATCTAAATTAACACCTCTAATAATTAAGTTTCCTGTGCCATTATCAATAATGTAAGAGTTACTTCCGTCATGGAAAACCTGTAAATCTTGAGATGCTCCAAACTGTGCTTTGTCATTATCACCAAAGTTTAAGTCAGCAGAGGTTGTACCACCGTCAAAAGTGATTGTTCCTGTAACATTAATACCACCTGATGTGGTTTCAAACTTTTTACTTCCATTATAAAATAACTCTATTTGTGCACCATCAATAGCTTGAAAATAATTTCCAGTATCTCCACCATTTCTTGCTACTAAATGTGTTCCACGAAATTCTAAATTACCAGTTCCTGCATCTGCTATAATACTATGACTTCCATCGTGATAAATCTGTAGGTCACTACCTGCACCAAAGACTGCTTTATCATTATCACCAAAGTTAATATCACCTGTGGTTGTGATAGATGTAAAGGTAGCAGCGGCTGGGGTTGTTCCACCTATAACAGCACCATCGATTGTTCCACCATTGATATCAGGAGTCTGTAAAGGTACGACACCATCATCCATATCAGCAATGTCTGCCATCAACTGACGGATAGCATTGTTTATACCCGCAGGGCTACATCCTTCTGCAATGTCAATACCATTAATAGTGGTATTACTTCCTGCTGTATTTGAATAATCGTTAATTCCAGCCATTTTTTCTCCTTATTTTTTCTTCCTTAACTGAGGTGGTATTTTTGATTTTTCCATATAATCTCTTAACTCCTCATCTAATTTTTTTAATTGTTCTTCTGAACTTTTAATTATTTTATCCTTTTGTTTTTGTGTCGTATTTGGATCTCTTAATTCAATAGATCTGTTTTTTATTATATCACGTTTCTTCTTTTGAAATTGATATATGTTGTAATCTCTTGATTTTTCTGGATCTACTGGGTACATATTAACACCAACGCCTCTTAATAAGGCTTGACCTTTTGTGATTCGAGGATCACCATACCTATCAACATCTCCTCTAATTGCTTGTAATAATCTACCAGCAAAACCAATATCTGTTAACCAAGTAGGCATAGCCATTTTTGCAGCATATAATAATTTATCTGCTAATTGTTTCCATGCTGGATCAGTTTTATCAGAGATTGGTCGTTGTGTAAAAGGATCAATATTAGTTTGAAAGGCAGTTGCTAATTGAATAGCGGGAGAACCCAAGGCACCTGATCCTTGTAAAACTTTTTGTAAGTTTAAATCTTTTGCATCTCTTATTAAACCAGTGAACATACTCCAAGGTAAAAAATAACTGTAATCAAATATTTGCCAATTACCATATTCATCTTTAACTGGCCAAATAAAAACACTACCTCTATCTTTG